CTAACCGCTATAGTCCAAAAAGTTCTTAAAAATACAGAGTCTGAAACTGGTGACTATACAATTTATGTAAAATACATCACAGCAGATGCTAGTTTTAATATTTCACAATTTAGAGACGGTGAAACTCTAATCGCATTAGATAATATTACGTATGGAAATACGACTATTCCAACAGGTGATACATTTGCAACACTAATTAATTCAGAAGCAACATTTACTGCATCTGCAGTTTCAATTTCACAGGGTGTTTATTATATAAGAGGACACTTTATAGATGTCAATGATGACACATTATTACTTGACCAATATTCAAATACTCCTTCATATAGAGTAGGTTTATTCATCACAGAGTCTATTATAGATGCACAAGACGATAATAGTCTTTATGATAATGCAAGAGGATTTTCTAATTATGCAGCACCTGGTGCGGATAGACTAAAAATTTCTGCAGTTCTTTCTAAGAAAAGATTAACCGATACTGATGATAAAGATTTTGTTGAAATTTTAAGGGTAACTGACGGTGTAGTTAAAAAAATACAGGATACAAATACCTACTCACAAATTAAAGATTATATTGCAAAGAGAACTTTTGAAGAATCTGGAAATTATGCCGTAGATCCATTTGATGTTGAAGTAGAAAACTCATTAAATGATAGAATCGGGTCTGATGGAGTATTTTTCTCCAATCAGATTACTGAGCAGGGAAATACCCCATCGGATGATCTTCTGGCAATTAAAGTTTCACCTGGAAAAGCATATGTTCAGGGTTTTGATGTTGAAAAAACAGCAACTTCTATTTTAGACATAGAAAAACCAAGATCATCTAGAAACGTTTCTAGTGCATCTATCCCGTTTGAGATGGGAAATAAGTTAAAAGTTAATAATGTTTCTGGAACTCCAGTTGTTGGAATTAATAATAACTTTACGGTAGATCTTTATAATAGAAGAAAAGAAGATACCGAATCTGCAACTGGAACACAGATAGGAAGAGCAAGAGTATACTCATTCTCACTCGCTGATGCAGATAGTGTTAATAAGTCTGCTAATCAGTGGGACTTATATCTTTGGGATGTTCAGACCTTTACCGAACTAACTTTGAGTTCTAGTGCAACACTAGCAGAAGTTCCAGTTGGTTCACATTTTAAAGGAAAGAATAGTGGTGCTTCTGGTTATGTCGTATCCCATGCAGGAGAAGTATTCAAACTAGACCAAACTTCTGGTTCTTTTGTTGTTGGTGAAGAAATTGAAATTAATGGTGGGTCTATTACAAGATCTATTACTAAGATAAATGTGTATGGAGCACAGGACATCAAGTCAATTTTCCAAGGAACTGGTGGTGGAACAGGTTTAAGTACGGCATTTGTTGCAGATACTGTTCTCGAATCAAAGACTCCTAAAAATTTCTCTATTACAGATACGTTAGATATTAGTGCTGCCGGTATTGCAACATGTGCTGGTAGAAATTTTGCTGGTATTAAAACAGATACTATTATAAAATATCAAATTTCTGGTAAAACCGTAGAAACCTTTAATAGAGTTATCGGTGTTTCCACTGATGGTCTTAAGATGACACTTGAGGCAGTAGAAAATGTTTCTGGTGTATGTGATGGATCACTTCCTAGTGGAACCACAATTAACACCACATTCTCTATCGGTGCATCATCAATCAAGAATAGTGATAAGGCACACTTATATGCTAGTTTGAATTCTAAAAATATTTCTAATGTTTCTTTCTCTGGTTCAAATCTTCTTGTAGAAAGACAAGCATCTGGAAAATCAACAGATAATAATGGTGTATTGTCGATTGATAGAACAGACGTTGGCATCACAAGTTCTTTCTTTGAACCATATGCAGTTGATAGATATTCAATTTTCTATGAAGATGGAACTTCTGCAAATTTGACTTCGGACCAAGTAGTTGTTTCTGGAAATTCCCTCGATGTAACATTCAGTGGTTTGATTCCAAATCAGAGTAACGTTTTTGTTAATGCAACGGTTAAAAAGAACTCGATACAGAATAAATTAAAAAATTATATTAGAAGTCAGCAATTAGAAATTTCTAATAGTGCTTCACAATCTACGGCAGACCTTTATGGAATGACGCAAAATGATTATTATGGTTTGCGTGTAGAAGATAAGGAAATATCACTTAATGTTCCAGATGTAAACAAGGTTATTGCAGTATATGAATCTCTAGATAATGGAAGTGTTATTCTAGATAGTCTAACATTTGCATCTGGTCTGAATCTAAACACTGCTTCTATTGTTGGTGAAAAAATTATCGGGGAGGGTAATGGTGCTGTTGCTCAGGTAGTTAATAGAGTATCATCAACAAAAGTTGAATTTGTTTATCTCAACTCAAATAGATTTTCACCAAATGAATCAGTAGTTTTCCAAGAATCTAATATTAGATCTTCAATTTTATCTGTTGGAAAAGGAAATTACACGGATAAAACACAAGATTATAAGTTGGACAAAGGTCAAAGAGAACAATATTATGACTATTCGAGAATTGTTAGAAGATCTGATTCATATATTCCATCTAGAAGACTATTAGTTGTATACGATTACTACACAGTTCCATCAGCAGATAGTGGTGATGTATTCAGTGTTAATAGTTATGGAGAAGAAAGATACACATCCGATATTCCTCTCCTCAAGAATAATACAAGAGCAACAGATGTTTTAGACTTTAGACCTAGAGTCGCACCATTTAATTCAACTACATCCTCTCCATTTTCATTTGGAAGTAGAGATTTTAGTTCTGCTGGTTCAAATCCAACACTGGTTGTTTCACCAAATGAAAGTTCCATTGTAGGATATTCATATTATCTTCCTAGAATTGATAAAATCGTTTTGAATAAAAACGGTAATATTTCTGTTGTAAAAGGTGTTGCCTCACAAAATCCTGTTGAACCAGGAACAGTGGATAATTCTATGGACCTGGCAACACTAGAACTTCCAGCATACTTGTATAATCCAGATGATGTCAATGTTAGACTTGTCAACAACAAGAGATATACGATGCAAGATCTTCGTAATATCGAAGATAGACTTGAAACCGTAGAAGAACTCACATCACTAACTCTCCTCGAACTTGATACCAAAACTTTACAGGTTCAAGATACCGATGGACTGAGCAGATTCAAATCAGGATTTTTTGTAGATAATTTTAAAGGAACTGGATTTATTGATACTGAAAATCCAGATGCAAATTCTACGGTTGATATTTCCAGTACTGAGTTAAGATCTGATTTAGCATTCTACTCATTAAAGTCACAAATTTCTCCATCATCAAATCAAGATATTAATACTCTTGATTTCTCTTCAGACTTTACTCTTTTAGATCCAAATATCAAAAAGACTGGAGATTTGGTAACTCTAAACTATTCCTCCGTTGAGTGGGGTGATATTAAACAGACATTTGCAACTAAGAGTCAAAAAATCAATCCATTCGGAGTCGAAAATTATAATGGTAACATAAAGTTAACACCATCTTCTGACACATGGGTAAGAACATTAAATGTTCAATCTGGTGGAATTGTAAGGTCTCAAAGCAATTGGGAAAATACCTACATCTCAAATCTAGTCACTAGTTCTGAAATCAACAATAAATTAAGATCAAGAAACATTCAATTTGAAGCAAGTGGATTAAAACCATCAACTAATCACTACTCATTCTTTGGTGGTAGTTCAAATATTGATGTAATTCCAAAACTTTTACAAGTAACGATGAGTAGTGGTGCATTCCAGGCAGGAGAGACTGTTTATGGATATCAAGATGGTGTGAAAGTTGCGGCATTTAGACTAGCAAATGCAAATCATAAGTATGGTCCTTATCTGAGTCCCACAAAAACTTATGATAAGAATCCATATTCACCTTCACTAGATATTGCTACAACATATTCCTCTTCTGCAGCATTAATAAACATTGATACTTTCTCCTTGGCAGATGACTCTGAGGGAAGATTTTATGGATATGTTGTTAGTGATATGACTTTGGTTGGAGAAACTAGTTCTGCTCAGGCAACAGTTTCAAAACAATCACTTACATCAGATACGGTTGGAGATTTGATTGGTTGCTTATTCATTAGAAATCCTCTTGCTTCACCAGCGCCTTCTACAACCTTCAAAAAAGGAACTAAGTCATTTAAATTGACAACTAGTTCTTCAAATTCTTCGGGAACATCAATTAATTTCTCTCAAACATCATTCTATAGTCTGGGAGTTATTAATCCAGAAGTTTATACTGAAAATGTTTCAATCAGAAGAACCCCAACTGCTCTTCCTTTAAATGCACTAAGAAGAGATCCATTGAGTCAAACATTTAGAAGTGATAATGTTGGTGGATTCTTGACAAAAATTGATTTATTCTTTAAATCAAAAGATACTAGTGAAAAGGTATTTGTTGAGATTAGAGAAACTGATATTGGAGGAACACCAAAAGATAAATTAACTCAAAATTTTGCAAGAGTTGGTTTACTACCTTCGGATGTTAAAACTTCTACTGATGGATCAGTTGCAACTCAAGTAACATTACCTTCACCACTATATTTGCAACCAAACAAGCAATATGCATTAACTTTAATCTGCCCATCTTCAGATGACTACGAAGTTTGGGTTGGTGAAACGAATAAAGCAACTGTAGATACACAGTCCTATCCAAATGCGGATCAGGTAATTTATTCAAATCAGTATACTGGTGGTAATTTGTTTAAACCACAAAATGGTTCTGTTTGGTCACCTACTATTTCTGAGGATCTGAAGTTTAAACTCTATAAGGCAGAGTTTATTTCTACTTCTGGTGTGGCATATTTCAACAATCCATCTATTTCGATTGGAAGTACATATGCATCAGCTGATGTAAATCTACCAAAACTAACTAATAATCCAATAAAGACACTACCAAGAAAATTAACGGTAGGTATGTCAACTAGTTATGCACTTAATAGTATATTGACAACGGGTGTAAAAGTTGCAGAAGGTTCAAATACTGGTTATATTGAAGCAACTGGTGGAAATATTAATACAGTTGGTATCAGTACCGTTGGTGTTGGTTATTCAAATGGTTCGTTCACGGCAGTTCCACTTTACACAATTAATGGTAATGGTTCTGGTGCAACTGCAGATATCACAGTTTCTGGAAATACAGTAACTAACGTTTCTCTTGCATCAACCGGTAATGGATATAAGGTTGGTGACTTGCTTGGTATTACAACCAGTTCCGTTGGTGGTGCTGGAAGAAATGCATTGATTTCTGTTACATCGGTTCCAAATATTGATACTCTATATTTGACAAATGTTAGTGGTGAAGCATTTGGACAAAACCAAACACTATCGTATTATAGTGGAAACACTTTGGTTTCAATGTCTGGAACCACTGTCAGGGGAACATCTTCTGTTCCTAATGATCTTTATAATGGAAATGTATTTGAAGTAAGTCATTACAATCACGGTATGCATTCCAATAGCAATATTGTGAATGTTAGTGGAATTTTACCAGACACCCAATCAACTACATTAACTGCATCAGTCACATCAACAAATACAACAATATCTGTTGGAAGTACTTCGGACTTTTCGACCTTTGAAGGAACTGCAGTTTCTGGTTCAAACCCAGGATATGTACTAATAAATGATGAGATTATTTCATATAATGCAGTTAATGTTGGTTCGGTTACCATTGTTGCTCGCGGTGAAAATGAATCGACGGTTCGTAATCATGCGGTTGGTGACATTGTTAGAAAATATGAATTGAATGGTGTTTCACTAACCAGAATTAATAATTCTCATACAATGCCAACTAACCAAACTTTAGTTGCATCTAGAGAAATTGACACATATCACCTTGAATTTGTTAGACCTGCGGGTAAAAATTCTGGTGCGGACTTATTAAGTTTCAATAATGAAGGATCTTTCGGTGGTTCGAATGGAAGAGCAACGCAGAATATTCAGTACAATGAAGTAATCCCATACTTTAATGTACTAAATCCTGAAAATACTAGTGTTTCTGCAACATTGAGAACAGTTTCTGGAACAAGTTCTGGTGGTAGTGAAGAATCTTTCTTAGACCAAGGATATGAATCTGTTGCACTTAACAAAGTTAATACATTATCATCACCAAGAATTGTTTGCTCAAGAGTTAATGAAGTCAATAGACTAACATCTTTACCAAAGAGCAAGTCATTGACACTAGGTGTAAGGATGGAGTCATCGAACAAAAATCTTTCACCAGTTATTGATTTAACTGAGGCAGCAACATTTGTATTTGCTAGAAATAGACTTAACAATCCAATTGAAAACTATGTAACCGATTCTAGATCGAATCAAATTTCAAATGATCCACATTCTTCTGTTTACATTTCAAACACAGTTAATTTACAAAAACCAGCAACTTCATTGAAAGTTGTTCTTACATCTTATAGAAATTCTTCAAGTGATTTTAGAGTTCTTTATAAACTGGTTAGACCAGATTCTAGTGAGGTTGAACAATCCTATGAACTATTCCCTGGTTACAGTAATCTAAAGGATATTGATGGTGATGGTATTGGAGATACCGTGATTGATACTTCCTTAAATAATGGTCTACCAGATGTTTACGTAAAAGCAAGTGAAGACAATGAATTCATCGAGTATCAATTTACTGCCGATGAGTTACCAGAATTTTCTGGATTTGCAATCAAAATCGTAATGAGTGGAACAAATGAAGCATACACTACAAAATTCCGTGATATGAGGGCAATTGCACTAGCATGATACCAATTGAAGGACATAGTAATCTTTTCCGTGACGAAAAAACAGGGGCAATAGTCAATTGTGATACTTACGAATATAATCAGTATATTAGAATGAAAAAAGAACGTCAAAAACAAAAAGATGAAATTAGTGAATTAAAAAAAGACGTTCAAGTGATAAAAAACCTACTCATGGAGTTAATCAATGATAAATCCTGAAGAAATTTCTTTGGAATCTATGAACAAACTGTTCGAATATGAAAAACAATCTAGAATGGTTGATGATTGTAATGATATTAACGAATTGAAAGCAATGCTTAAAGTATCATTAAAACTTTTTCTAAAGCAACAAGAAGTTGTGTCCAAACTCGGATTAGAAGGAGTATAAATATATTTTAGATCCTGAAAATTACCAAATCGGTATGTTCTTATGCCAGATATAAAAGTAAGAGTAGGTCAACAAAACGCAATCAAGGTTGTTTCTTCAATTGTTGGGGATACTGCCGGAACTCTTTCTGGTTTAAGTGACGTCAATGCTGGAACACTATCAAACGGCATGGTTCTTGTTTACAATGCCACAACCAATAAGTGGGATGCGACTTTAGAATTAACACCAGGAGCTACACAGAATTTAGATATTAATGGAGGTTCATTCTAATGGCAAGTATCATTAGAGTTAAAAGATCTACTGGTACTACCGCACCAGCAACTCTAAATTATGGTGAACTTGGATTAACAATTGGCGTTGGAACACATGGTAATAGAGGTGGAAGGCTTTATGCGGGTGACAACTCGCAAAATCCCCAGTTAATTGGTGGTAGATATTACACAGATCTTCTAAGTATTGCACCAGGTTTAGTTGCTGGGCAAGATAATCCAACAACACCAGCAAATGGTTTTGTTCCAGTTCTTTTGACGGAGAATGGAGGAAACCCTGGTGGTTTGGGTGCCATTTCACGTCTACCTAGAGTAGATCAATGGTCAGTAGATAATATAACAATAGATGGAAATACAATTTCATCCAATGATACTGATGGAGATATTGAATTAAGAACTAATGGTGCTGGTGAAGTTGTAATTCCAGACGATCAGTTTCTAACTTTCGGTGATAGCAAAGATGCTAAAATCGAATATGATGAAAATGGATCTGATTCCGTTCAAGTAACAGGTGCTCCTTGGGTTTGGAATACAAGTCAAACATATAATCTACCTGCTGGCAGTCAGTTTGTAATTGATAACGTTGGTATTTCATCCAACGTTATTTCAACAAGACCTGGTGGGGGTAATGTTCTTTACATTGACCCATATCCCGATGGTTTCAGTAATGAAGGAACTGTTATTGTTAAGGGTGATCTTCAAGTTGATGGAACAACAACTACTGTTAATTCATCGACCGTTAGTGCTAACGAAGCAATTTTAAATCTTGGTGATGTAACAAGTGTTAGGACGGTAATGGAAACCGTCGTTTCTGGTGTAAGCACTATTAGATTAGACTCCGTTGTTGGTATCAATACTGGTGATGTTATAAGTGGTGATGCTGGTCTGAATATAGGTGCCGCAAACACTGTTACCTCATATGATTCGGTTAATAAAGTTATTACACTAACCGATCCAACGATTGCTGGAATTTCAACCACAACAGAATTAACAGTAACTCACGCATTTGATACCAATACTGACCGTGGTATTTCTTTCGAATACAATACAAGTAGTGGAACCAGTAATAATAAGACTGGATTCTTTGGTATGGATGATAGTTCCATTGCCACTTCTGGTGTTTTTGAATCACATGCTAATGATAGTAGAAGATTAACCTATATTCCCGATGCAACTATTTCAAATAGTGTTGTTTCAGGAACAAAAGGTTTCTTAGATATTAAAGGTATCTATTATCAGTCTGGTGATTTCTCAACACATGGTGTTACTTATTTTGATAGCACTGGTCTTCAGAGGTCAACAACCGCACCATCTGCGGCAACATTTACTTCTACTCAACTTTTGACTGCCGTAACCGAGGTAGTTTTAACATTGAGTGGAAATGCAAGTTTGGCTGCTGGATCACAAATTACTCAACAAAATAACAGTGCGGCATATGGTATGGTGAAAACCACTACCAGTGCTTCAAATACAGTGACTTTGATCGGTGTTCAGGGAACATTTGATACCACAAATGATATTGTTTCTGAAGGAACAAGTGTATCTGTAAATCCAACTATCGTTTCTACTACATATAGTGACAGACCAGTTTGGACTACAACTATTGACGGGGGAACATTCTAAAAATGGTGAATAGTGAAGTAGATATTAATGTTTTGGTGACTCTATATAATCAAAAAATAGCAGCACTAACTAATCAGAATGTTTTACTGGAGGCAAAAATCCAAACACTGAAAAAGGATTTTGAAGAGGAGAAAAATAATCTTCTGGCACAACTTTTAGAATTCAAAAAAGGAAAACCAGTAAGTAACTCCAAAACAAAGTCTCCAGTAAAAGATGATGATTTTCAGAACTCAGAGGTTGAAGAGTAATGGCAAAACCATCAACGCGTCAAGGATTAATCGATTACTGCCTAAGGCGTTTGGGTGCCCCTGTCTTAGAAATCAACGTTGATGATGATCAAATTGATGATTTAGTTGATGACGCCATTCAATATTTTAATGAGCGTCATTTTGATGGTGTTGAAAGAATGTTCTTGAAGTACGAACTTCAACAAGAAGACATTGATAGAGGAAAAGCAGGTGGAACCAATGGTGTTGGTATTGTAACTACAACTGCAAATGCAACCATTGTTGGTTCAGCAACAACATTCAGTTTTTATGAGACATCAAATTATATTCAAGTTCCAGATTCGGTAATTGGAATTGAAAGAGTTTTTAAGTTTGATACCAGCAGCATTTCTGGTGGGATGTTCAGTATCAAATATCAGTTATTTTTGAATGACCTATATTATTTTAACTCGGTTGAATTATTGCAATATGCAATGACAAAGAGTTACTTGGAAGATATTGATCACTTATTAACCACAGACAAACAAATAAGGTTTAATAAACGTCAAGATAGAATGTATCTCGACATCGATTGGAATGCACAAAACGCAGGCAATTTCTTAGTTATTGATTGTTACAGAGCACTCGATCCAGCATCATTTACTCAAGTTTATAATGATAGTTTTGTTAAAAAATATCTGACTGCTCTAATTAAACGTCAATGGGGACAAAACTTACTGAAGTTTAGAGGAGTTAAATTACCTGGTGGCATCGAATTAAATGGTAGAGAGATTTATGATGATGCCGAAAGAGAATTAGAACAACTCAAGCAAACCATGATGCTTGAGCATGAGTTACCACCTCTCGATCTTATTGGATAATGGCACTAAATCCGTTCTTTCTTCAAGGCACCCAATCTGAACAGAGATTGGTTCAGGACATAATAAATGAGCACCTGAGATTTCATGGTGTTGATGTCACATATATTCCAAGAAAAGTTTTAAATCAGGATACTATCTTGAATGAGGTTGAGTTATCAAAATTTGATGATAACTATGTAATTGAAGCATATATCAATACATTTGAGGGATATAGTGGTGCTGGTGATATTTTAACAAAGTTTGGTATGTCTTTAAGAGACGAACTAACGGTTACAATATCAAAAGAAAGATTTGAAGATTTTATATCACCATTTTTGGATGCTAGTGATAATTCTGAAATTGCATTGGCAACTCGTCCAAGAGAAGGTGATTTAATTTATTTTCCATTAGGTCAAAGATTATTTGAAGTTAAATTTGTTGAACACGAAGATCCATTTTATCAACTAGGAAAAAATTACGTATATCAATTAAAATGTGAACTCTTCGAATATGAAGATGAAGTTGTTGATACTACGATTGATGAAATTGATACACAAATTCAGGATGAGGGTTATATAACAACTTTACAATTGATTGGTATTGGTGCAACAGCAACTGCATCATCTCTTATTAATACTGGATATATTAGAGAAATATTTTTAAACAATGATGGTAGTGGATATACATCCACACCAGTTGTGACTTTTGATGCTGCACCAGTTTCTGGAACAACTGCCACGGCAGTTGCCATAACGACATCTAAAGGTGGTATTACATCACTAAAAGAAATTTTATTGACGAATACTGGTGCTGGGTATACCACAGTTCCTTCAATATACATCACAGGTGGTGGAGGAACAGGTGCTGCGGCAACTTGCTCTATTGAAACTACACAAAAAGGACTCGTATCAATTACTGTTGATGATGGTGGTTCTGGATATTCATCTGTTCCTGTTGTAACTATTAGTTCTCCCTCTGCTGGTGCCGCTGCAACATCAACAATTGGTCTTGGTGGAACGGTAACGCAATTAACCATAACTAACCCCGGAGCGGCGTATTCTACGGCACCTACAGTTACAATAGCAAGTCCTTCTGGTGTCGGAAATACAGCAACAGCAACGGCAACCGTGGGCGTTGGTGGAACCATCAGTGCATTGACGATTACAAATCCTGGTAGTGGATATGCTACCCCTCCAGTTGTAACAATATCCAATGATGATGCATTTAAAGATCCATCACTTGCAACAGCAGTTGCCAGAGCAGAAATTTCTAGTGGCAATATTGTCACTGCAATTAGAATTATCAATCCTGGAATTGGTTATGTTACTGCACCAACAATAACAATTGCAGATCCACCACTTATTTCTGGTATTGGTACATATCAGTTTAATGAGATAGTCACTGGAGATAGATCAGGAACAACAGCACGAGTGAAAGAATGGGATAAAGACACGAGTATTCTCAAAATCTCTTATGTTGATGGAACATTCACTAACGGTGAACTTATTGTTGGTACGGCATCTTCAGCAAGATATGCAGTTGATTTCCATACCAATGATGATACATATGATAAATATACTGATAATGACGAGATTGAAACTGCGGCAGATCTCATACTTGATTTTACAGAATCCAATCCATTTGGTAATTATTAATGTTAGGAACTTATTTTTATCACGAAATAATTAGAAAAACAGTCGTTTCTTTTGGAACACTGTTTAATCAAATTTATGTAAAGCACGATAACGCTAGTGGAGGAGTTGAAAGTGAAATTAAAGTCCCTCTAGCATATGGTCCTTCCCAAAAGTTTTTAGCAAGACTTGAACAGCAACCTGAATTAAATAGAGCTGTTCAAATTAATTTGCCTAGAATGTCATTTGAGATGAATAGTATCTCATATGACCCATCAAGAAAAGTTTCTGTAACTCAAACTTTTAAAGCAGTAGACGAAAATAATAGAGTTAAAAAAGTTTATATGCCAGTCCCATATAATTTGGGATTTGAATTAAATATTCTAACAAAATTAAATGATGATGCACTACAAATTTTAGAACAAATTCTTCCATATTTTCAACCATCATTCAATATTACAGTTGAACTAATTGATTCGATTGGTGAAAAGAGAGATATTCCAGTGGTTTTAGAAAGTATAAATTTTCAAGATGATTATGAAGGTGATTTTTCAACACGTAGAGCACTGATTTATACTCTACAGTTTACTGCCAAAACTTATCTGTTTGGTCCTATTGCAGATAGCACAGATGGAATCATTCGTAAGGTTCAAGTTGATTACTATACGGATACTAATAGATTAACGGCACAAAGACAGGTAAGATATACAGCAACTCCACAAGCAAGAAAAGATTATGATAATGATACTGGTGCAATATTGACGGAAGCAGTTGATACTACAGAAACTGTAATTAATCTAAATGATACTTCTGGATTGGTAACAGGAAGTAGAGTCATTATTGATAATGAAATAATGAAGGTAACCTCATTAACTAGCACATCAATGTCTGTTATGAGGGGATATAATGAAACAATTGCAAGTGAGCATTTAAATGGAGCAAAACTTAATGTTCTCAGTACTGCTGATGATGCTCTAATTATTCCAGGAGATGATTTTGGATTCAATGAATCTTTAGATTTCTTCGAAAGCGGTGCTGACTTTAGTCCAACAAGAAAAGTTGATATTTAATCCATGTCTGATAAATTTGATAGCATAGACGATGCACTCAACACAACGTGTGAAATCGTAGAAACAGAAGGGAAACCAGCAGAATTAAAAGTTCCCAATAAAACATCCCAGGATCTCACAAAAGATTATGAATATACTCGTGCAAATTTATATTCATTAATTGAAAAAGGTCAAGAAGCAATTAATGGAATTATGGAACTTGCCGGTGAGGGTGGTAGTCCAAGAGCATATGAAGTTGCTGGTCAACTTATTAAAAGTGTTGCAGACACTACTGATAAGTTAGTTGACTTACAGAAAAAAGTAAAAGATTTGGAAGAAGATTCGGGAACAAAAACAACAAACAATGTCACAAATAATGCTTTGTTTGTTGGTTCAACGGCAGAACTTTCAAAACTACTCAAACAAGGTTTTCTAAATAATAAAGAAGAATCTTAAATTCTAATGGGTTGGTCCGACAAATATAAAAAGTCAATTGACTGCAATAACCCAAAAGGATTTTCTCAGCGTGCCCATTGTCAGGGAAAAAAGAAAAAAATGAATGAGGAAAATAAAAAAGATCACGAGTATTCCATGGCTCGTTCTGAATTGAAGACTATTAAAAACGCTGTTTCTCGTCTTCAAAAAAAGATGGGTAAAAAGGGTGAAGGAGAACTTAAGGCATGGGTACAGTCAAAGATTACTAAGGCAGCAGATTACATTGACACTGCGGCAGATTATGTGACTAATGAAGAAACCATCACAGAAAAAAGAGATGGTAAATCCGCAAAGGATCCTGGTTACTCACTTCGTGACTGGTTTAAAGGTGGTGGATGGGTTCAGGCAGGTGGCAAGTATGATGGTAAACCTTGTGCTAAGCAACCAGGTCAAAAGACCAAACCTTTCTGTCGTGATGCTGATGACCGTGCATCAATGAGTGAGGATGAAAGAGAAAGAAGAGCGAAGAAGAAGCGTAGAGAAGATCCAAATCCAGAAAGAAAGGGTAAAGCAAAGATCGTCACTTCAGAGCAAGTAAGAACTGGTCCTGGAACTCCTTACAAAAATCCTGATGATGCACTTAGAAAAATTTTAGGACCAGGAGAAAAAATTGTTCCGTCAAAACCCGTTAAACTAGCAAATTCACATGAACCAAAAGGTGAATTAATAGAACAACAAACAACATATAATCAAAGAACTGGAATAGATCCTAGTGTTCCTTCCCATTTATTTGGTGGGGATGCTAATATTAGAGGTTCTCTTGAAAGAAGATTTAGGGGTCTTCCTGTAAAAGATAGGGGTTATTTTAAATCTGCTGGTGGTTATGCTCGGATGGAAAAAGATAACCAAACTATGCAACAAGTGATAGATAGGGGTAGAAAAAATCAGGAAAGACTTGCATCAAAGCAGGTCAATACTGCAAATTGGACTGATAAACAGGGACGTAAAGTTTATGCTGGTAGTCCAGAGATGAGATTTAATGTTCAAAATTCATTTGAACCACAGGGTGAAGTAATTGGTGAAGAAGGTAAGAAAGATGCTTGCTATAACAAAGTAAAGTCACGTTACTCCGTCTGGCCAAGTGCATATGCATCTGGTGCTCTAGTCAAGTGCCGTAAAGTTGGTGCTGCTAATTGGGGCAATAAAACAAAGAATGAAAACTATGATTACTCTAATTGGAGAGATGACTTTAAAGCATTA